ATGGGGCAGGGCGGAACTCCAGTATCACCCACCGGCAAGTTCGTGGTGCGAAAGATCCAAGCAATTCCGCAATCGGACTTTCGATTTTCAACCATAGATTTCTTAAAAGCCTGCTTTGAACCAGATGAAGTTGTCTGCATCTGCAATGACATCGTAAGCGACGACGAAGGTCGGACTCGGCCAAACTCCAAGGGTACGTTCCTCAAGCGCGACGAATGGATTAAGAACCATTTCACTCCGCCCATCAGTTCCATGTGGAACGGTCCTGACAGCCGTGGCGCATACGTCCGCGTCAATCCATGCTTCGATGAGAGCGGTTCTGATTCAGGCGTGGCAGCGTTCCGCCATGTGCTGGTCGAGATGGACGAGAAGACCAAGGACGAGCAATGGACAATCCTCAAGGAGTCGAAGCTGCCGATGTCCGTCGTCATCGATTCCGGTGGCAAGAGCTTGCACGGCTGGGTACGAGTCGATGCGGCGAACAAGGAGGAATGGAACGAGCGTCGTGATGTCGTCTATCGCCAGTTAGAAGCTCTTGGCATCGATCCGAAGAACAAGAACGCGAGTAGGTTCAGCCGGTTGGCCGGTGTGATGCGCGATGGCAATGAGCAGAAGCTGTTGGCCATCAATGTGGGTGTCGTGAACTGGGATGCGTTCACGGACTATCTGGAGTCGCAGGACATGCCTCAGGAGTTCTCGCTCGATAGCATCATCGAGTACGACCCGAAGAATGATCCTGACAATCTGATCGGCGACAGGTGGCTACGTCGCGGATCTTCGCTTCTCTTCGTAGGCCAAAGTGGTTGCGGTAAAAGCTCAATGGCCGCGTATCAGGGGATGAAGTGGGCGTCCGGCGAAGCATGGTTTGGCGTAAAGCCCGTCCGGGCGTTAAAAGTGGCTTACATTCAGGCGGAAAACGACATCGCCGATCAGCATGACGCACTCAAGGGGGCGGCTCAGATGACGTTTGGAAAGGAGAACTGGGAGCGAGGATTGCGGAGCGTTGACATGCTCTTCTTCCGCGAAACGGTCCGAACCGGAACAGACTTCGCCACAATGCTCCGCCGTCTCGTTCGCAAGACCAAGGCGGACGTGGTTTACATCGATCCACTGCTCTCCTACATGGGTGGCAATCCTGCGGACATCGAGGTCTGCGCGAACTTCACGCGGCATCTGCTCCAGCCGATTATGATGGAGACGGGCGTTGTCCTAGTACTCGTCCATCACTTCCCGAAGCCGAAGGGTAAGGATGACAAGCCTGAGAGCGTGGCAGATTTGGCCTACTCAGGATTCGGATCGTCCGATCTTACGAACTGGGCGAGAGAGGTGATTGTGATGAAGGAGGTTGGATTCAACAATCCGCGCAAGTTCATGCTTGGCATGGCAAAACGGGCCGACCGTTCCGGCATGACTGACAAGGACGGAAAAGTCACCGGATCAATTATGATCCAGCGTGGTACGGGCGGCGACATCTCATGGAACTACGCGGAGCCTGAGAAGTTTGTCGTCGATAAGGAGTCGGTTAGTAGGAAACCGTACTCCAAAGGGAAATATCCTAGGCGTTAGCCTTCTCACGCTCAGCACGGCGACGACCTTTGGCAGCAAGAGACAAAAACCGCTTCTTGCCGTATTTTTTCATGCCGATTGCGGCGGCAAGTGCCTTCGGTTCTCTCACACCTTTCTTTTCAAGACTGCCGATCAGCTTCTCGTAACGACCTCCACCGCCAAGTTTCATCTTGTCCATATCAGTCAGAGTTAATGTTTACCGACGAAATCACCATGCTTTGCACGACCAGAATCGCGCCGACAGCTTGCTTCCAGGCGTATCGCAATTCATCCGCGCACGGAAGCTCTTCCGGTTCGCTGGTATGTGCTTCTTGATGGTCATATTCGGATCGCCGTACCTGACCAAAGCCACCTTGCCGTCTTCCTTTGCCAGCACAGCGGACTTCTTGGACTTCCCCGGCGTGGATTTCGGCTTGTTGTAGCCAGAGAATCGCTCACCGCGATAGGTGATACCTTTCTTGGAGAGGGAGGTTTTCATTAGTCGCGGCGACGAGATTGGCGGCGCATTTCTTGAAGTTGCTTCTCTTCAGATTGACCTTCTTCCATCTGCATCATGGCTCGGTCAGTTTCGAGCTTCAGCATTCTCGACCAGTTTCGATTGAACAAGTCGATCTGCTCCTTGGTAAGCTGATCAATCGGAGCGGTAACGGTTTTGACGTATGTAGGCGACTGCAACATTTTTCCGACCGCAGATTCACCGGAACTTCCAATCGCATTAAAGATCATCCTGCGTCCCATAAAACCAAGAATACCTCCCCCAACAACACCGGCTGCGGCTGGGCTTCCAGTTGCCAAGTAAGCAGCCCCTGTCGCTAGGGTTGGAATGATCGACTTTGAAACTAGATTGCCGCTTTCCTTTGATGCCGTGGCCAACTGATCTGCAATCGTGCTGATCTTGTCCACACCACCAGCGCCAAACAACTCGTTGACCAAAGCGTTGTACTCTCCCGGCTTTTCTCCGCCAGCAATCAGCGCCTTCATCTTCGCCGTGTCGATGGACTTCTTGCCGTCAACCAGAGAGTCTTTGACGATTCTACCAAGAACGATGTTCTGAGCGTCGGCCAAAAGATCAGGTCGATTCGCCTTGATGATCCTAGTGAACTCTTCAGCTCTCTTGACTGGATAAACACCTCCGCCCTTAGACTTCAAGAAATCCACAATGTTACCGGCAGGGATGTTTCCGTAAAGCTCGCCACCCCTGATTGCAGAATTAACAACCTGCTGGAAATCAGTGGCAGACTTGGCTTGCTCGGTAACGTAATCGTTCAACTCCCTAAGCATCGACGATGCGTCTGGATTTAAAGCGATTTGCTTCAGGACATCATCGTCAATGACGACTTCTTTTTTTGCCTTGGACTTGATGTCCGCCAGCAGTGAGATGATTTCCTGCTGAGCCTCGACATCCGCAGCAGGTTGACCGAGAACACCCTTAAACTCCCGACCAAGGTTCTTCTTCTGAAAGTCGGCCAACTTGGCCTTCACGCTCTCAACCTCTTTCAGGTTATCTTGAAGCCGCTTCTCAGATCCTGTGATTCGGTTTGAAACATCCTTCTGAAGCTTCTCCGAGTTGCTAGTAAGCTCGGTAAGCTTTGATGTCAGTTTTTCCTGCTCGTTGATAAGCGACGTGTACTTCGAGGCTACATCTTGAACTTGGCCAAGAGCAGGAAAGAATTCATTGGCTACTTCCTTTGAGAGTTCTCCTTGCCCCACTTTTGCTTGAGTCAAAGTGTTCAAGAACTCGACAGGATTCTTACCTCGAATCTGGTTGTAAATGTAGTCCGAAAGGGCCGGTTTCACATCGGTTTCCCAAGTGTCGCCAGCCATGTTCTTCAGAACAGCGAGTGTGGTTCCTCCGCGAGTGCCAACGATTGCTGAAACAGACTCAGGTGCGCCACCAGCCTCGCCGATACTGCGAAGGATTCTGTCAACGTACGCTCCTTTGAAACGCGCAATTCCTTCGGCGTAAGACTTGTTTTGAGCAGCAAGAGCGTCTCTCAACGCGGGGTTGCCATCAAAAGCTTCTGTAATCTGCTCATTGATCTTGTTGAGCTTTTCCCAGCTCTCAAAAAATCCTTGTTGAACAGGCGCATTGAAATCAAACAGCCGGTAGATTTGAGAGCGGATTTTTCGAAGGTCTTCCAAGCTCTTGGTTTCAAGAACCGGATTTCCATCCTTGTCCACTTTTCCAGTATCTATCTGGACAGTTGTCGCTTTGAGTTCTGGCCTGATTTTAGCAAAACCCTCTTCTTGAACGTCTTCGAATTGCTTTCGAACCTTGTTTCCCGCTTCTCCAACGAGCAGGCCTGTTTCAAACGCAGACACTGGTTTGGCAGCGGCAAACCGCTCATCAAACCCCTGCTCGATCTTTTTGACGCTATCCTGAAGGCCAGCGATTTGACCTTCAATTCTAGTCCGATTCGCAACGTCTTCAGCTCCAAGCTGCGCCCTCTGATTGCCTAGACGCACGATTTCATCTTGAAGATCCTGAGCTTCGTTTTGAAGACGACCTTCAGCCCGACGAGCAAAAGCAAGCGCACGGCGATTTCGCTCGTCCTTGAATCCGGCAGTCTTCCTAAGCGAATCATCAATTTTGCGGGTGGCTTGTTCGGTAAGTGCATCGGCTTGTCGAACAACGGATTCAACCACAGCAGGGTTGACATCGGCTTTGCCGGAAAACCTTCCAAGTTCGTCAACAATCGCTTGGGTCAGGTCGTTACCTGAAAGGCCAGACCGTCGCCCCTGAATAACCGACTGCTCCAAAAACGACTGAACGGTATTCTGAAAGTTTTGAATATCTTGAGGCGAGGAGCCTGAAAACGATGGATTGTAAAACGTGTCAGCAACCTGACGCGCAAGCGTAGGATCGATTCCAGACGCATTACCAAGCTCAGCCCTAATTAGGTCAGCTCTATCCTGAAGAAACTTCTGCGTAAACGGACGTTGCATTTCACCGGCAAAAGTTGCAGCGAAACGCTTTGTAGTTTCAATCGGTGTTTTAACTCCACGGCCAATTCGAGTTAAAGTTTCCCACGGTTCAGCAATATCAAACCCTGCTCTCCCTAACGCTCCAGCGCCTCGAACTGCGGTAGATATAACCGGAAACAATGTGCTTCCCATTGCAGTCCTAAGAGCGATTTCGCCTGCGGTAACATCCTCGCCAAGAGATTCAACACCCGCTTGTGCGCCAGCTTGCAATCCTCCAGCAGTCGCCTCACGCCTTGCTTGCGCTCCAAATGTGGCCTGCTGCGGAACTCCAGTTTCACTGGTCAATAACCGACGAACGCCTGTTCCAGTTCCCGGCTTAGCGATGCTAGGAGTGGGGATTGCGGCAGCTCCAATCTGAAACGGACGCATCTTTTCAGGTTCAAGAGTCTGAGCCAAAAGCTCAGAACCAAATCCGATTGCAGCTTCACCGGCAACCGTTTGACCTCCAGGAAGAAAACCAGCGGCCAATGGCGCACCATATCGGACCATGCCACCGAGAACTTTGCGGCCACGTTTGTTTTCATAATCTACAAGGAACGACCGCTCCTTATCCGTGAAATCCTCGTCCTCAAGAGGCTCGTAGTTTCCAGCAACATACTTCTGAAACTTACGCGCACTGTCAGGACCAAGGTAAAAATCAGCCTGCTGAACAATCGGATCTTGAGACTTGAACCGCTGCTGGCCTACTTGCCCAGCTTGAGCAACTGCCTGCTTTGTTGCTTCCGGTGAAGCGAGGGCATTCAGCGATGAAACCATTCCCTGCTCTTCGCGGCGACGCATTTCGCCAATGGTAGCGGGGCCTGATGGTTGTTCGTATTTTGACTTAAAATCATTAACCACAAACTGGATATCCTCCGGCTTTTCACCGTTGGATTCCATTTGCGAAACGATGCCATCTAGTTTCTGACGGTCTTGTTCACTGAGTGGCATATTTTTTAATAGGAATATTTTGAGCGGAAGTCAGTGCCTCCAGTTTGACCAGTTGACGGAGCTACTTCCTCCTCAACCCCAAGAACCTCGTTTGCCTTTTTCTCCAAGTCGGCCAAATAACCAGAATACTGAGGATTATTAGCAATCCCCTGAGTCTTAAGTTTGTCGATTCGATCTTTCAACGTTTTAGCCTGAAGGAGCTTGTAGGTGCGAACACGGTCAGCAAACCCCTGGTCGGTCGGATTGCCGATGTTCGATGTGATGACTCCGATTTCAGTTTTTGTGAGCGCCTTGCCGCCACGCTTGAAAAGAGCGCCGCTCTTCAGATTGCTGTAAACTTGATTAGCCTCTCGCTCCGTTCCAAATGTTCCAGCCACCTCGCCAGCCTTAACCTTCATGTTGAACAGAGGTCCGTACAGGTCTTGATCAAGATACGGCTCAAGCGGCTTGATTCCGTTAAGAACAGCTTCGGAAAACTCAAGTTCATCAAGGTCGAGCTTGGTCGGCTTGGCTCCGGCACCTTTAAGTGACTTTTCCCGCTCTATGTCGGTTTTTTCCCTAAGAAGATCAACCCTCTCCCCTTCAAGATCCAACTTCTCTCTGTCCAACGCCTTGCGATAAGCCATCTTGGCATTTTCAATTCCAACCTTGTCTTTACCTTCCTGCTGGAGTCGAAGAAGGTTGTTTTTGGCAACCTCAAGATTTCCAATGATTGAGGTAGTCTTCGCTTGAGTTTGAGCTAGTGCAGCCTCTCGCTCTTTGGCTGCAATGCTGTTCACAAGATCGTAGTCAATATCTTGCTGTCCGGTTTGAGGATTGAGCTTAAAAGCTCCGTATTTTGCCGCAATGTTGTATTGAGCTGCGCTCAAAGCATCAGCCTTTGCTTCTGCTCTTCTCTTGGCCGCCATAAGTTCAGCCCGAGCAGAATACTTCTCAAGATTATTGAGCATCTTGTCCGCTTCTTGCCTGTACTGCTTGGACTTAAACGGAGGTATGACTGGGAATTTCGCCTTGTCGGTGGGGTTGTTAAGATAATCTGCAACACCCTTGCTAAGATCAGAAAACGTTTTGTACTCCTCAACCTGCGCCTGCTGTTCACCGATGGCATCAGCAAGTGTGATGTCTCGAATCTTGTTCTGAAGCTCCATGCCCTGACGTTGCAGCACAGACTCCGCCGTCTGCTGCTGGAACTGCTCCATCATCCGCTTTTGCGTCTGCGCGCGGTCGTAGAGGCTTGCGCCTAGCTGAAATGCTTGAAGGGTTTCGTCGGCCATAAATTATGCCCAGTTAGAAGGATCGGTTGGTCCTCCGATGTTTCCGGGTGGAATTGCGTAAAGCTCAGGATCGTTCTGAGGATTGTACGAACCGGGTTGATACGATGTCGGCATCTGCTGCATCAACCCACGCTGAGTGAAAGCCCCACCAGCGAATCCACCAGCAGAGGAAATCGCGCTTCCGATAGCAGCCATCGTAGGATCGGGCATTGCAGCCACCTGAGCGGCTTGCAGGTTGCGATTATACATCGCTTGCTGCTGCTGCTGCATTACACCAACCCGCTGAGCAGGAGTGATAAACATGCTGCTCACCGAGAACGGTTGGACCATCCCCATCGTTCGTTGTTGCTGGATAAAGTTCTGAGCCTGAGCAAGACCAAGCTGCTGTCTTGCCTCTGATGCCTTAGCGTAGTTTTGAACAGCACCAAACAATCCCATTCCAGATCCGCCACCGTATCCGCGAGTCAATGCCTGACCGGCTGAGAATCGTTGAAGATTGCGAGTAGCCTCAGGGGAAAGCTCTCCACGAAGCGCAGACCCAATGTTACTACTTGCCTGTTGAATCAACTGGTCATAGCCAGGAATCGCACGACGAAGCTGAGACTCAAGCTGAGATTGCTCGGCAGCGGTCGTCTTCTGGGCGAGTTCAGTGGCAGACTCAAGAGAAGCGATGTTTTGTTGAATCGCCTGCCTCTGTTCTCCAGCGAAATCAATCGGCTTCAACTCGGGAATTTTTGGCTTTTTTCCCTTGCTGAGAAGACCACCAAGCAAACTCGTTCCACCAAGGATTGCCGCACCACCTAGAATAGCTCCCATAAATTAAAATACCTCCTTCACAAGACGGTTGCCGTTCTCAATCGAGAACACCTTTTCAGGTTCGTGACGTTGGATGTTCATGGTTACCAAACGTGAAGCCTTCTCTTCTGGAAAAGCTCGCTCGTTCTGGAAGCAATGAACCCACACCCGCCGCAAAGTATCCACTTTAAAAAGCTCGTTCTCCTCAATTGTCATCACCCCGTGGAGTGACGCCCACGCATCCGCGTACTCACGAAGCGCCTGAACCGAAGGAAGGTGAACTTCGTAGCCGAATCGCTCGGCGCATTCTTTGGCTGACGCTTCCGCATCTTTCTTGACGTAGACTTTGATCGAATCATGCACGACAGCCTTGGGCAGATATCCGTAAGTCGAGCAGTCGGCGACGTACTTGTAACGAGTGCGGTATTCTTCAATCGACTGTTTCCAATTTGGATCAGTCGCACCTTGCTCATGTAGGCCAAGGCAATCCGCCTCCAACGAGAAAAGGACCGACATGAATGCCGATCCGAATCGTGGCAGACCGCAAATTTGGAAGAGCTTACCTTTCATTTTTTATGCACAAAGAAGTCCACGCGGCAGTACGCGCGAGGATGAAGATGGCCGACTCAGCACCGGGAATTACGCCAAGCTCACTGCAAACGACCGCAGTGTAGAGCGCGGCATTCGGATGGACGTTTTTGCCAGCTTCTTTCATCCACCCATGAAGTTGCTCGACGCGAGCGTTGGCGTTCGGAAAATCAGACTTGATCAGTTCGCTGACACGGCTCCAAGCCGGATCAATTTGATCCTTAAAGAACGAGTTTCCGAAACCAGGAATCTTCATGCTAGCCTCAATGGCCGACTTCAACGCTCGCTCATCAAACCGCTCGTAGACAAATCGAGCAGGTCCAATCGGGCCGTGAGCATCGCCCAAGGTTAGGATTGCCGAAGCAATTCCATTCGTAAGCTGCGCGCTTCCAAAAAAAGCGTTTACCGCAGCGCCGGAACTAGAGTTTTGATTGTTCCGAGCCGCCATGTCATGCGCGTCAAAGACAGCCTGAAGCAACTCCAGTTTTTTTGGAGTCGCCTCAGCCAACGCGAAATCAATGTTTAGGTTCAGAACCATTGCGAAAACCCTCCGCCATTCAATCCGACGCCCACCATGCGTATCGTCGCGACAGCGTCACCCAAATACTGCATCGTCTGCTCCTGCACAGCTTGAACAGCTTTGGCTTCGTAGGCCACTGCTTCCTGAATCAAATCGTTCTCCTCCTTGCGAATCGCCATGACCATCAGCTTGATGGCGTCTGGACACGGGGGAATAAGGTAGTCATTCACGCTCGTCGCGTTGATGTGGCGCATCTTCGCCATCACCGTTACCGGCTTGTCCTCCTCGTTGTTGCAACGATCAGCGAGGTAACTGCGACGATACTGCGGCAGAGTTTCATCAGGGTCGTAAACTGCCAGATCCAACTCTAGCAGCGTCGTCGCATCGTACTCGTACAAACGGCTTGCCGTGTTCGTGGCTTCGCGGATGACGCCGGTCAGAGTGGTGAACTTCTTGGTCGATTGAGTGTACGGCAAAGCAAGCGTTAGCTTTTCACCGTCGATCCAGACGCCTCCGGATTGCGTTCGAATCCATTGACCGTTTTGATCAACACCTTGCAGCGTGATGGTTTTGCCGACATCCGAAGCGTCGCCAGGGTAGACTCGAAGATAACTGTTAGTACCGCCAGACATGTCGCGGTAAGAAACCACAGTGCCACGGTCAACAAGCTGCTTGCCGACGCACACTTGGTTTCCATTGAGAAGTCCGTATCCGGTTTCCTGAAACTCAAACCATTGATTGCGAACCGTTCCAACTCCGCAGCAATCTGCGATGGCTTCAATCGTCTCGATCTGACGCGGCCAAGTGATGCAGCCTCCGACCGTGTGAATCGTGAAGCGTCCGTACGCGCCAGCCCACAAACCCTTGTGAAGCAGTCGTCGGCACGCCTGATTGATGTACTCGTAAACGCGAGCATCATCGACGCAAACGCCGATAGCCCGAGCAATCGTTGACCTGATATCTTGGACGATCAGCTTCATTTGGTGTAGTAGACTCGGCCAGTTCGCTTGATGAAGTAAACACCGTAGAACGGCGGAAGATTGTTGTGGGCTGCGTCGCCTCCAACCGAAGTGGTCGGCAACAGGTTGGCCACTCCTTCCGAGCGATTCGTTGCACTGAAGACACTCGTGTCAGCCGATCCGCGCTGGGCGAGGTTGATGTACTGGTCGAGAATCTGATGCGTATGCGACGGCATCTCGGAGGTGACAAGCGTGTGCTTGTCCTCACCGGCAACAGCGGTCGATGTGGTTGTTCCAT